CAGCAAATGATTGAAACCCCGTAACCGCACCGGCTAATGTTACTGTGCCGGTGCCTGTGGTTGTCGTAGTTTCCTGTACACGATCCGCAACGACAAATGCCATTATGCAGACAAGCTGAAGGTGTAGGTTACTTGCAGTGTGTCACCGTTTACAACCGCACGATCACCACCCGTGAAGTCAGAAGCCGAGAACAGGGTTCCGGTTGTTCCGCCCTTGGTGCTATCGCTTGTCAAGAATGCCCCACCAACAGTCGCTGAGCCATTGATGTTGAATGTTGCTTTGCTTGCCGAGTTGGTAACAACCGAAGGGTTGGCCGTGGTTGCAGCGGCAAACGTTGCAGCAGGGCGCGTTGCATTGCTGTATGTGGTGTTTTCCGTCCAGCCCGCGTGAGAAGACATCGTGTCGGATGCAGCAGGATTGTTTGACGAACCTGCGCCATACAAACCAATATACCAAGTTGTAATACGCGACGTCGCCCCATCCAGCGATGTGCCAGCCATGTACTGGAGGCCAACGTTTACAACGAGGTTCTTAGACTCAGCGGTCCACTTCAGGTTTCCGTCTTTGTCGAAGCACTCAAAGAAATACTTACCTACTGCTTTTGCAGCTTCTGACGATTCAGGGCGAGCGATCAAACCGCTTGCTACAACATCGTTTGTCTTTGCATTTTCCATCATGAAATCCTTAATATTGAATCAGTTGCGCCCATGGGCGGAAAGGTTATGGTCAAATTTTGACCGGTTTTGGTTATTGTAGAGCCGAAGTTTAAAACACAAACCGCCCGATTTCCATTAGTACTGTTGTAAATCAAAGCGCCAGCGCATGTCAACGTCACATTGCTGAAAGTTAGGTCGTCAAACGACCAATATCCTGTAACACCTGATGAAAGGGGCGTGATGTTTGTGAGCGCAAGCCCGCCTGGGGAATAACCGGTTCCACTGGCTTCACCCGTCGGTGTATAGGTGGTGGTATTTTGATCGATGTTGGCGGTTGCAACATACAGGGCGAGCTTGAATACATTTCCTGTGGTCCTTGTAAAGTTATGCAAGCCTTGGGCAACCTCTGCCTTAAAGCTGGTACACATGGTTTGTACGATGGCCATCAAACAACCTTATCTTGAACTTGGCCAGCACGGTATTGATCCTGGCGCTCAAGACCTTCACCAAGTCGCTTGGCAAGAGTTAGCGTCTCTTTGTATTTATTAGTGATATTTTGAATCTGATCTGGTTCGGCTTTCATGAATGTTGCCGCTTCAATCAATGCACCATACAGCAATACGGTATCAAAATTTTCACTTAGCCATGTGGTTGTTGCATCAACATTACCCGCTGAAATCGATGTTGGGTAGTAGAAATAATGCAATTCAAATGTGTATCCAAGGTCTGGTGTTGGGCCAAGCATGAACACTAATTTATTTGGAGCCGTGGGAAAGTCTGGTCCAAATAGCGCATAACAATAAGGCGTACCCGTATTTCCGGCGCCGGTTGAAACAGGAAATGCCTGACGAATAAACGATACATCTTTGTTTAACAGGTACCTGTATTCGCCATTTGGCTCAATGACCGCCATAGAATATGTGGCCAAGAAATCCGTGGGCGCTTGCAAATATTGATTATTAGCACTGCATTGTCCCGTTACATTACGCCGCAGACTTGGAAACTGGACGGCATTATAAATACGCTCTTCTGTCTGCGTAACAAATGTCGTCAAGCTACTTACGGAGAACGTCGTCTCCATGTAGTCCTGAATCTGTGTCTTCAGGTCGCCCCAGTTCACGCCATCGGTCCTCGACTCATTGTGCCTTTGGTAGCAGCACCTGCACCACGCATTTTAATACCTGATGTTTTAATCGGCTTCTCAAGCTTGTTGGTATATGCGCCTACGCTCATCGCAACCGTATCAAGATTGCTATGATCAGGACCAGAGCCAGGGTTGGATGATGCCTTGGTTTTTTTGCCGTCCATGGTATGCGGCTCTGCATATACAGAAGCCGGGCCAATTTCTTTCCCGCCGCGTTTCATTGAGTAAGCCATTATTTCATTCCTTGGTTGCGAGCCCGAGCCATGTTCCGACCCATCTTACGCATCATTTCGCCGGTGGGTCCACCTTTACGAAGTTTTGTCATGGGCTTTCCAGGATGCATGGTTTTTTCATGCTTATGAACCGCGCCTGCAATCATTTTTTTATCCTGCTTAATATCGTCTTTCATATCACGCTCCTATGCTCACCGAGTTAACCGACCCAATACCTATTAGATGATTTGGCGTTAATGCCGTATCAAATGACCTTGCGCCGCCTACAGGGTTAAACCCCCATTCAATAACCCGGCTTCCATCTAGCGGCACACCTGTATAGAGCGGATTTGTTCCTACTGTATAGTTTGTTTGTAATCCGTTATAACCTGATTGGTAATATGAATTAGAGTCTGTACGCGGATTTCTAACGGCTTGTGGGTCGTTAACAGGATACATTCCTAATTGTAATTGCGGCTGATCAGGCTCCCAACATTCTGGACATACCAGTATATTGACATTTTTTGTCTTAATTACCAACTGTTTTAGTTGCTTAAGTTTATAGCGAAAGTTGCACCTATCGCATTGTGCGATGGCAAACTTGCCGCTGGCAAACTGATTGGGCATATCAGAAGTTCACGCCAAGAAATGATTGTCTGGGTACAAACCTTATGGGCGCCTTCTCTCGATCTTCTGATGATGCAAGATCCCATGCTTCGTCATATTGCGCCTTGAGTGTTTGCATACGCTCTAGGCCACCTTCTACCTTCATTGATAATTTGTACGCCAACCCTGCGATCAAAGCCTCTTGGAATCTAAATGGAATATCTTCTACGTTAATACCGTTGCCTGCATCTTGAATCCGGCGCAACCTCCAATACACTAATGTGTAATAAGGATTGTTGATCGTACCTTGGTCTGGCGCGGGCCATACCGTTACATTTGGAAACTGCGTATTACTTACCGTGGCACCAGCACTGTGGCTTGCTGCCGTCGTATTGTTCTGCCCGCGAGTAACGTTATTTAGCGTTGCATAAGCTGAAACACCCGTTGCCACATTTTCGGCTTGGGTGCTAGTACCGTAGTAATAAATTGTTTCCGATCCAATGTTTGCATATCCTGCATATGGCACCCCTGCGAGAGAAGACATCGGTATTGTTGTAACCGTTGTCGTGATATTTGTGGCCAGGGTTCCTGTGAAAACATACGTTTGACCACCTAGTCTGTCAATGTAAATTTGAATCGGGCGCCCCGTGGCGAGCTTGTTAGGTATGGTTGAGTAAGTGCTAACAGAAATTCTACTGATGTTAATGTCAGTTTGATTTTGCCCTACACCATTTCGGATAATCGTCTCGACAAGGTCTACTGTATTGATAGGAAGTGGATAGGTTATTTGATTAGCATAGAGCTGTATTGCACCCTGCTCCATGGTCCAAAGATTGATTCCTCTGTTTGCCCATTCGCTCATAAGCAAATTTAGGCTTCTACGCGCTGTGCGAAAGTCATAACCAGATCTCAATTCCCGTCCGCAACGCTCAAACGCCTCTTCAATAATTTCATTAAGGTTTGGTTCAAACGCCGTTGTTCCCGTGGTGTAAGCCATTATTATTTCCTTGCGGCTCTCATATTATCAATGAGATTTGGGTACGGTCTGCCGGCAGCTTTTGCCATGGCTTTTGCTTTAGATTTCTTCTCTGGCGACATAGGCTTTGATTTGCCAAGTTTCTTGGGGCGTGGCTTATCCCAAACCTCTCCGCCTTCAGCGTATTGCGTGAAGTCCGTGTCATCCCTACGGCGCTTTGTCTTGCCTTTGGGCATCTTACTTGGGTTGATTGCCCCCATTCCCCGACTGGCCATCATTGGTAAACGCTCCTACTAAAGCAGCTAACCCGAAGTTTCCACTATCTTGGAGTGGACGTAAATAGTTTGGCGCCTTAAATAAGTCATAGGGACCAAATTCTGGTGGTGGTACGTTAGGTTGAGGGTAATCAATATACCGTTTTGTCTGATCATAACCGGGAAAAAAGAATAATGGAAATGGCGGCGGCGTTGTTGTCACCTGCGGTTTTTTCGTTGTTGTCGCTGGTGGTTTGGTTGTGGTAACGGGGGTCGTCGTTGGCGGAATCGTTGTTGTTTCTACCGGCGGTATTGTTATTTGAGGCGTCGTAGGTTCTAGTGTTGGTGGCCAGGGTATTGTTGGCTTTGGGATTTCTGTAATGGTCGCCGTAATCGTCGGCGTGGGCGTTGTAATCACCAGTGTTGGTGTAAACGTTAGCGACGGTGTTACTGAAACAGATACTGACGGTGTTACTGAAACAGATACTGACTGGCTAACAGATTGGCTTATTGACGGTGTTATTGAAATAGAAGGGGCTATTGTCTGTGATACAGACTGAGATACAGAAACATTTTGGCTAACGGATTGCGATACCGACTGGCTAACAGTTTGCGAAAGAGATTGACTGATTGACTCGCTAATTGATTGCGACAGTGATATCGATTGGGATATCGATACCTTTGTAAAAATATCAACGTCACGAAGTTTCTCTGATATTGAGATGCTCTTTGATATAGATTGTGATGTTGATAAATCTTGCGACACCGATTGGCTTGCAGACTGCGACACTGATGCACTGAGATTTTCTTTGATATCCCGAGCAAGTTCTTCTGATATCGATGCCTTAATGCTTTCGGATACTGAATTACTAAGACTTGTGTATGCCGATAATGACTGGCTTACACTGATTGAGTTATTTATAAAAACCTGGTTTGCTACGGATGCAGACTGACTTATCGATTGGCTTAATGATGCGCTTTTGGATGCTGAAACTGACTTAATCAGGCTTGTCGATAAAGACGCTGAAAGTGATTTGCTTGCTGAAAGTTGTTCTGCTTCAAATTGTTTATCAAGTACCGATAGTGACAACGACTCGCTAACACTTACATTTTTTGAAGCGCTAATACTTGCAGATAAAGACGACGAAAGTGATCTGCTTATGGATCGCTGTTCTTCCAAAAATTGTTTATCAAGTACCGATAGCGACAACGACTCGCTAACACTTACATTTTTGGAAACACTAATGCTTGCAGATAATGATTTTGATATTGACGGGCTTTCGGATACGGATATTGATTTAGAAATTGACAGTGAGATCGATGTTGATTGGGATATAGATAATGATTGAGATAGTGATGTGCTAATGCTTTTTGATGTTGATAATGATTGTGATACTGACGACGCTGCAACTAACTGCGACTGAGATAACGATTGAGAAGCCGAGGTGCTTAAGCTCTGTGAAACAGATGTCGATGTTGATAATGATTGAGATGTTGAAACGCTAATGCTTTTCGATGTTGATACAGAAAGTGATTCGCTTACCGAGCGCGATATCGATACGCCTTTTAATAAATCATCTGCAATAGCTTTACTCACACTTGCTGACAGCGATGCAGACTTGGAAGCCTCTTGTTCTTTGAATAGCTTTTGAGAGAGCGATATGCTTTGTGCTTCACTTGTTGATAATGATTGACTAAGTGATGTTGATACCGATGTAGACGCAGATATTGATATACGTTCTGCATCGCTTAACCAATCTGCCTTGTTTAAACCTAGTTTAATATATTCAGCAATATCTGCGTCTGATATACCTAAAGTTTTTAGCGATTGTGCTGTATATCCGTTTTGGGTCAACCAGGCAATTTGTTGATCGCTCGACCATGATCCCCATTTTGCTGGTATTTTAATTACCGTTCCATTTGGAGATGTCCAATCAATTGTTGCGGCATTTTCTACGCTAATTGATTGCGATATTGAAAGAGACAATGAATTACTTGTACTGATACGGTCTGCTTCCGCTTTAATCTCGGATTCTGATTGCCACGATCCTCTGTTAAGACCTGCGTTTACAAATGACAATATATCTTGCTCCAATATGCCAAGATTTTTTAGTTTTGTCGCGTCATAAGAGTTGTTATTAAGCCATTGTATTTGTCTGTCAGCCGTATAAGTACCCCAGAGTTTTGGAAGCTGTATTTTTTGCCCGTTAGGGGTGATCCATTCAATGGTTGCTGTTTCATCCGCTATGCTTGTAGATAATGAAATTGACTGACTTTCCGATATTGAAGCGGCTGTGCTTACCGATATTGATTGGGACGTTGAGTTACTGATGCTTATTGCCTGAGAGACTGATTGTGATGTACTTAGTGATATTGATTGAGATTCGCTTATTGATCTTGATATAGATACAGCTTTGAGCGCATTTTCAGAAATAACTGCGCTTGTGCTTAATGATTGACTTATAGATTCAGACACTGATGCAACTGTTGAAATGCTTTGCGATACGCTACGTGACACGCTCACAGACACACTTTCGGAAATGCTTGTTGCTTTGCTAATTGATGTACTAGCTGATGCGCTTATTGATACGCTTTGTGATTGGCTTTTTGATACGCTTGTGCTTACCTCAGCAAACTCTGTTGTGCTTTTAACCTGAGATGTAAGCTTGCTTTCATCTAACGTGCCGCTTGTTATGCCACTCAACGCTGTTGATAACTCTGACTGCGTCGGCTTTCTTCCTAATGTGTTTTGATAAATTGAGTTAACAAGATCAAAGTTCTTGCCTTCTTGTGTTTGGTTTAACAGTGTTTCAATCTGTCCTTGGCTTTGGCCCACTACCCCTTGGATGTTTGTTGATAGCTCACTGTAAGTTGCTGGCCTGCCTAATTGATTTTGAAACGCGCCATCAATTGTTGACAGCAAGCTATCCATTTGGGTGCTTGTTAACTGCACCGGTGTTGAATCAAAACCAAAGACGTTTATCGTCTGACCCTTTGTTAGGTCTTGGTTTGATACATCAATAATGTACGTCTGATTATTAGGGCCGGCGATAATGGCCGTATTTCCTACAACGCTTGTTACTATACCTTTAGCGTCATTAGCTATGCTGTTTGGGTCTACATTAACTTTGTAGCCAAGGTCATCAAGATTTTTGACCAGTTCGCCTTGCGCTGTTGGCGTTAACAAATCATTCAGCTGTGTTTGAATATTTGCTTTGCTTCCAACCGCAAACGCTGTGACATAAGAGGTCAATAAATCATTAAGCTCGACCTTTTGCCCCATGCCAATCTGATTGGCAAGGTATGAGGCCGCTTCTTCCATTCCATCGATATTGCCGCGGTACGGTGTTGCAATAAGGTTCCTAATGGTTGAGTTTTTTGTTACTTTGTCAATGGGAATTGCTCCCATTAATCCGCCGACAATGGTTTCTGCTAAAGCTGCTGGCATGGCGCCGCTACCGGCTACTTGTGCTGCAAGCTCAGGCGTCAGGCCCTGTCTTATCAATTCACCGATATTCTCTTCCGCAATACCGCCGTAATTAAGCGCAAGATCTGTTAATGCTGCGCCTAATGCCTTTCCTGGCTCTGAGCCAATAGCTTTAAGTGCCTTACCCATTAAGGCAAAAGACACCATATCCTCTGATAATTCTTTACCTGCGGTCCATGCAAGACTTCCAAAGCTTAACGGTGACGCAGTAGCCCAGTCCCAGGCTTTCACCATTTTGTTCACAAAACCGTTTGCGGAAGATATATCCCCCATCCTTTTGCTTGCTTCTGCGGCAAGTTCCGGCATCAGCAGATCGGATGACTTGGATCCTATTTCTGCTATGCCACGAAGCGCTACCGCTATATCGTTGGCCGCATCCCCCATGACCACAGACGTAATGCCGGCGCCTGCGCGTGGGAACAGACTTAAGAAGTTGGCATTTAACGAATTAATGAAGTTCTGGGCCGGAGATCCAACTGCCGCTCCAGCTTGTACGCCCTCATAAACCAGCTTTGCAACGTCATCAATAAACGCATTTCTTGGTAATGGCGTGCCGGGTTTTCCTTTGTTTAGCGCCTCAACGACTTCACCTGGCAGTACATACTGTCCATTTGGAAGATTGCCTGTGCGAATTAATTCACCATTCGTATAAAGATACGCTTGGTATCTGGTCACTAAATCTGTTTTAACATTAACGCCACCCAATACTTTTTCAAACTCTTCAAACGTCATGATTCTGCTTGACGTTCTGTTTGTTTGATCAAATGCTATGGCGTTTTTGCCTATTGCGGCTTTCTGGTCATTCCAGCTAGACACCACCTGTCGCGCCATGGCGTCTGTCATTCCGTCATTGGCTTTAAGTGCGGCTATAGCTTGATCATTAGTCATGCTACTACCGGGGGCAAAAAATTGCTCGGCGGTTCTTGTCTGTTGTTTGTTTAATCGGTCAATGTATTGCTGTTGCTCTTGGACCCTGTAGCGATCAATAGCTTGTGGTGTTGATCCATAAAACGTATTGGTAATGTCTTTGCCTGACGGATCCCTGGCGATTTTGACGTAATACTCACCTTCGTTATTACGATCCCAAACGACCTGGGTTCCTTTTCTGTCAATGACTTGCCATTGATTAAGATGGGATACCGCAGCGTTTGTGGCTTCCGATGATGTTAGTTCTTCACCGGCTTTGATGGATCGGTAATATGCAAGCTGATCCGTTGCCACTTCGCCTTTTATTCCAGCGGCGTCCATAGCTTTTATCAAATCTTGTTCTGATGCAGACCCTGCTACAAAATTTCTTGTTGTGTTTACATAATTATTCCGCGCTGCAACTTGGCCTTCTGCTTTTGCTATAAGAGAATTGATCTCATCTTTGGTGTATAGATTTAGATCGTCAAGCTGTTTTCTTACTGACTCAGTTGATAAATCACTGCCTACTTCCGCAAAGCTTGTAAGAATATCTCCGGCTTTTTGTTGGTTTTGTATGCGGGTATCAATATTTTTTAATAATGCCTCTGCGCCTTCTGGGCTATAACCTGCTGTTTTTTGTAATTGTTCTAATGCAGTCGCTCTGTCATACCCGCTTCCTGGTGTCGAGTATTCATTGATAATTGATTGGGCGTTACTTGCTCGGGTTACATATTGTTGATTTGTTTCAATAATTTTTTGGATCTGCGTCTGCGAATAACCTGCTTCACTTAACTCTGCTGTTGCTTGTTGTGGAGTAAATACACCATCATTTAGGTTTTTAACGACCGCTGATACAAACTGCGCCTGCCCTGCATTTAAGGCATTTTGTATGCCATTCCATTCGGCAGCCGTATAAATTCTTCCTGCATCTGCGCCAGTAAGCACAAGCCGATTGCCATCATCATCTGTTGAATAAAGGTTGCCAGATTTATCCGTTGAAACCGCGCCGACCGCTGTGCTTGATATTTTGCTGGGAGGGGCTTCTGCGCCAATAACTTTTGCTGCCGCAGCTTGATTCAGCCCCAAAGATGTGAGCTGGTTCAGCATGGCAAACGGATTAAATTTCCCTGTAGTCGCCGCTTGGATTACTTGGCCAACACCGACGGTTAGGAAGTTCTTTTGTTCCTGTGTAAGACCTGTTGTTGCGCCATTGATTGCCGCTGATACAGCGCCGTTTTGCAGTATTTGAAGCGCTTGTTTTTCTTTGCTAGTCAACGCCGTAAGCCCCGCGGTGACTAAGGTGCTTGCCAGTTCTTTGGGAATTTGTAATTCGTTTGCAAGCTTTCCTGCTATATCACCAAAAGCGCTTGATGCGGCACTTTGTGCTGCCGCCACGGCCAGCGTGGAAATGTCTATCTTGCCGGTTTGAATAAGCTGACTGACTGCGCTTGATCCAACTGCTGCCAATTCTTTTGGCAACATTCCGCCTACCATTTGTCCCAAATAGGCAGCGCCACCAGCTTTAACCGCACCCTTTAACGCATCAAGCGGGTTTGCGCCCATGGCAATATTGGTTGCAAAATTAATTGCCGCCGATCCAATTGCCGCCGCTGTAAATCCTGTTGCCGCACCGCCTGTAATAAACGAACCAATTGCCGCTGGTCCACCTATGCCAAACGTGGCAAACGCCAACACCAACCCAATGTCCTGAGCGTTTCCTGTGTCTACTACCCGAGTTAAGACTTGACCTTGCGCTGGGTCAAAATAGTATTGCGTCTCTCCGCCCTTCCCGGCATACGTGCCTCCAATAGCCACTCCTTTGTCACGATCACCCTTTAAAACATGCCAGCCGGGGTACGAAGTATTGTTAGTTGTGGGTACATTTTCTAGCCCCGGCGTTCCCGGCGGAAAATAATATTCATAGCCACCTCTCGGCCCCCCCAACCCAGCAACATTCGGATTTTTAAGTGCATTTAAGTCAGTTATGCCCAGACTTAATGCACCACGAGCCATGTCAAAGACGGTTTGTTCTACGCCTGTTATAGGTACATCAGGCGGAAATAACGATTTAATATCGTTGTAAGAAAACCCTATCGTCAATCCTGTGGTATTGAACGATGTTGCTTTGTTATCTTTGTTAAAGTTTTCACCAACCTGAGCCGCTACTTTAAGTAACTGGTCGGACCGGTATTGATTTCCTGAGTCGTCTGTGATGTATGGGAATATTTGTTCTACAGATTTACCAGCCCTAGAAGCCAATTGCTCTGGGGTCATGTTGTTAGCCAACATGTACTGGTAACTTTCCTGAGGACTCTTTGGCTGTGCAAAGAATTCTTGTACCGCTGTTGTTATCTTTTGATCGGCGCGGTATGTGTTTGCGTCAGGCGTAAAAGCCTGTTCATAGTATTGAGCCTGTGTTACCGGCTGCTTTGTGATTGGGTGAATGTATTGACCATTAGCGTTTTTGGTCCATTCACCCTTTAAAATAGAGTCGTAATATTGGCTAGTAGACATATTTCAACGCTCTATTTTGGCGCCCGTTGCAGGCGCTTAGGTCAACAGGTTAATCTTAGCACTTACCGCCGTAAGCCATTTTAACCATTTTACCTTTTGTTTTACCTTTAGTTGCCACGCCATTAATTGATGGAGCGGCAGTTTTTACCGAGCCCATCTTTGATTGCATAACCTTACCGCCCTCTTTCATCATCTTGGGCTTCTTTGAGTCTTTCATAGCTCTTTGCTCCGACAGTCCAATAGCAATAGCTTGCTTGGGGTTGGTGACTTTTTGTCCTGATGAGGATTTCAGCTTACCTGATTTGAACTCATGCATGACGGTTTTAATTTTGTCTTTCATATATATCTTCCTCGTGTTTTGCCTTTGGTCGCAATACCATCAGCGCGTTTTGACGCCGACCCGACTGATCCACCAGACTTAAAACCTTCTTTCATTCGGCGTCGCGCGATATACATGTCGGGCTCCATGCCTAGTCTGTCTTTCCGCAAATAACTTACATTGGTAGATCTTCCGGATCTAGCATCCGGTGCGTATGATGAAAGCGATTTTCCATCCGCTGGTTTTTTCGCCGGGGCTTTCTTTGTAGCTTCCATCTCCTGTTCTGCCGTTTTCCCCATGGCTGTTCGCCCCATGGGTTTTTGTGCGGGTTTAATTGGGCGTTTTATTGGTTGTTTTACTGGTTGTTTTACTGGAGGCTTTGGTTTAATACCAGCCAACTGGCCGACTCCTGTATCTTCTCCCGCCGTTCCCGCCGCCTGAGCTGCTTGGGCTGCTTGGGCTGCTTGGGCTGGTTTTCGAGCCGCAGCCTCCATGGCTCTTCCACGTACCGCGTCTTCTATATCGCTTGGGTCTAACGTGCTCATTCTATCTGGCGGAATGTTTGGAGCACTTGTGGCTCTGGCTCTCTCCGGAGTGCTTCCTGACATAACCGGTTGACCACTGCTATCCGTCACAATATTGCCACTTGAATCTCTAAGCGGCTCTCTTTCAAAGTCTGGCATTCCGCCGTCAAAGAATCGTTTCATTTTGCGTTTCATGCCACACCCCTACTAAAGTATTATATTCCATCACGTGATGGAATTACATTTTGACCATAGTGCCTTTGGTTTTGCCGCGCTTGACACAACCATCAGCAGATTTAACGTATCCGCCGCTTTTAAACATCTTGCCAAGGTTGGGGCGCTTGTCCATCTTGCG